AGATCTTCTTCTGAGTCCGCGTACACGATCCCGTACTTGCCTCCCGTATTCACCTGATATATCTGCATACCTAATCCTCTTATCTACTCTTCTCTACTCTTCTCTACTCTTCTCTACTCTTCGCTAATTCTTTCGCCAGCTTCCTGATATCTGCGTTGTTCTTGCTGATTGCTTTGGCCAGTGCCTGCAGTGATTCTGACATGTCTTTGTTCGCTTGCTCCAGCCCAGCGAACTTACTCATTAACTTTGGGACGGAGCCGACTGCTTCTTCTACCGTGTCATCGTCCACGTTCATCTCAATCGTTACCTTTGCCATCGACTCTCTCTTTGTCTATCATCAGTTTGTGAGGGGTTCCTTGCCCTCGCATCCAAAGATGATCTCTTAGTTGCTTTGGGGGTCACCTACCCCGGCCAGTTCGGCTATCTCCCTTCTGGCTGGGGTTTTAAATTCCTACAAACTTGTACCACTTCTTACCGTTCTTCACATCGATAAGAATGTATCTCTGCCTTACGTTATAGATTGTTTGCAAAGGCATTTCTGTTTCTTTGGCAATGAGCCGACCTGGCATGCCCATCTCCTGCATGTGCAGTATGCTCATTATCACTGAGTCTTTGATCTGCTCCCTCTTCTCAGGCAGGATCTTCGGCTTCGGCGGCTTGGGTTTCTTCTGCCACGCTTCTTGTGCCCTGATTGCGGCGAGTAAGGTGCTCATGCGATTCGATCCTCTCTTTTGTATCCATGCCTTCTCCAGTAGAGGCCAGTCGCGCTGTCGTTTGCCTTTTCAATTTCATCCTGATTATCTGCCCAAAAGATGTCATCGCTCACTAGGAAGTCACCCCTCACTTGCGCCACTTCAAAGCGCAGCCTTGGGTATTTTTCTTCCATGTGTTCTTTGACTTGCATAGCATCATCTTTGTTGACGTAACGCCCATCCATAAATGGTGTGCCGACAAACAGAACAACCCATCCGACTTGATCTGTTGAGTTTTTTTGAGTGTTCTGTTTCATGCGCTTCGATCCTCTCTTATGCTCAGTTCACGTTCCACAAAACCTAGAACGCGCCTTGTTAACTCTGAAATACTTGATTCGCTTCCGTTGCCTTCCAACAAATAGAAAACAGTAGCGAGCCGCTCAGAAGAAAGCCCTTCGCCATCTTCATTTTTGCCGTATAGCCCCGAATGAAGAAGATCAGATGCTTTCTGTGCTCTCTCAGATACTTTATTGAGATACCTTTCTATGTTTTCCAACGCTGCTGTATTCATCATTCAACCTCCCATGGCCTTGTCATTTCATTTGATTCTAGGTAGTGCCACACCGCCTGTCCGGGCACGGCGTGTGTCTTGACTACGTTGCCTTTGTACTTCTGTACATAACTGACGGCACTTCTTGCCGACTTTTCTCCGCTCGCCATCTTGGCATTGCCCAAAGCCTCACGCGCCAGTATCTCTAACTCTTTTCTCTTGTAAAACTTTGTGCTGCTCATGGAGTTCACCACCACATCTGCGATAAGTACTTCATCCTCTTCGCTAAGTTGCGGCCTAGTGTTGCGCTGCGTGAACTCGTTGACCTGCCACAGGCCCTGCTCAAAGTCGAAGTTAGCCAGATGTTCTTTGGGCTCCTGTGCGTTACGCGCTTCATAGAAGATCGACACATCAGGTTTCTGTCCGCTGAGTTTAACACCAGAATCGAACCATCCTGCGAACACGGAGCCACCTCGAGCAGACATGAATGACTTATCGTCTGCCCGTTCTTTACCTGTATGGTGAGCGAGGATCACGGCAACGTCGTTCATCTCCATGAGCATATCGACTCTGTCCATGAGCTTGCGTATCTCTGTGTTGGAGTTCTCTTCACCATCAAAGAAGTTGATGATGGGGTCAATCATGACGATGTCTGGGTTGTGGAATGCGATCTCATCAGAGAACGCTTGGATGTCTTGGTCTTTCATCAGGTTCTTGCGCAGCCGCCCACTGATGATCAGGTTGTTGTGCCCCATGCGGATGAGGTCATCGTCCCCTGCGAACCGTTTGTAATAGGTTTCGATACGGCGTTTCAAGAACTCTGCGATGATCTCTGCCTGGAACCACATCACTTTGAGTGGGCGATTGAACGGCACATCCATGAAGTCGGTGCCTGTTGTTGCACCTGCTGCGAATGCACCAAGCCAGTTTGATTTACCTATCTTTGGTTTGCCCAGCAGTAGAACCCTGCTCTTCTGAAATATGAATGCATCACCCCAGTACTGGTCGATGCCATCGTCGTTCATGTCATGCCATTCGGCGGCACTGAACGGCTGCAGTCCGAGTGGGCCTTGTTCTTGTTTCTCTTCGCCTTCTCGTTTCAGTTCATCCAGCGGATCTTCTTGTGACTGAATCTCTTTGAGATCGTCATTGATATCTGTCTGCCACTTGGATGTCTGCCATTGCATGACACCTGCATCGACATCATCTGGGTGCCGTTTGATGTGGCCACCTACAATGCTGATGGTGGTGCGTGTGACTTCGATCAGATCCATGGGAGGGAAACATGATTGGTTCCAATCCTGCGCTTTGATCATGACCTCGCGCATACCCCAGCCTTCTTTCACCCACTTGCCGACCAAGCGTGCCAGGGTATCGTTGCGGCTCCCTTCTTGTTTGGGGTCTTCGGTCAGCTTCTCGCGAATGCTTTCGACCTTGCCGCCGTTGTTGTACATGTGCACTTTTTGCAGATCGTCATGTAACAGAACGGGCAGGTCTTCCATGCTGGACATGGGGTAGTTGCTATCGAAGTCGATGTTGTAGCCATGGCTGGGTGCGACCATGATGTATCCACCATCGCCGCGTATGTCTATCTTGTTGAGGCCCACGCTGTTGCGGATGAGTTCACTGCCCAGCGAATAGAAGTAATGCACACCACCACGGGGTGATGTTTGCTTGAGCGGGGTACGGCTGATGTTGCCCTGCTCTACCCACTCGACAGCTTCTTCTTTGTCCACATCGACCACGGCAAACGTAATGCCTGTGATTGCTGCCCAGTTAGCTGATGGGTATTGGGTGTGCCACTGCTGAATCTCTTCTCGTGACGGCTGGATCTTTTGGTAGTGCTGCCATTTGACTCGTGGTGTCTTGGCCCACTTGGCTTTGAGTGCATCTTCGGTATCGAAGGGATGCCGGGTTCTGAAGTATTGCGGCACTGCCTCTGTTGGTGAGCCACATGGGATGATGTGCATCCCGTTCTCCCACATGTCGTGCAGAAGTTCTAGCTTAGCTTCTGGCGCTAGTTCCGCGCCGTTGACCCCTGCTGGTAGGAAAGATGGCATCATCAAATAACCCGCTTCACTATTCTATTCTTGTCTTCATCTGTGCCTGACCTAACCTTCATGCCGATTGACTTGGCTGCAATGCGGATTGACCTATAGATGTACCCGTGCGGATCTTCATCGTGCATAAGCGTGAAGCTGTCACCTACATCCATTTTTTTCAAAAGCATTTGCCACTTACCTTGTCCCTTCGTAGGATGGGGGGGCACTTCCAAATTCTTTTCAATCGTCTTCATTGCATTTGTCGATTAGTGGAAAGTCACATTCTCTATCCATCTAAGTTTTGTTTCAACAAAAAAGTTTAATTATTTGTTGCAAGCGTTTGTTCCATGCATTACATTCCGTTTCGTAGAGAGAAGAAGTGAGATTGGAATGAGCGAACGGATGAAGTGTCTGGCGTTGCAACTGCATGGCGCGAAAGAAAAGAAGCAAGAGGTCGAGCGACATATCAAGTCGGTTGAACGCGAGCTCCTTGACCAGAAAGAAGTAAGTCAACTTCTACTCCCCCTGAACAACGAAGGCGGCGAAAGAACACAGAACGGCATAACTGTTGAGATCAAGCGTGAACACGTTTGGGATCAGTTTTTGTTGGATGAGCTTCTGGAGTCAATGCCACGAGAATCGTGGCCCTCGTTTGTAGCCCAAGTTACGAATTACAAGGTAGACATGCGCGGCTTCACTGCGTGGGCTATGGCTCACCCAGAAGAAGCTGGGCGTTGGCATGCCTGTCATTCGATCAAGCTTGGGAAAGAGCGGGTCAAGTCAATTGACCCAGATAAACTTAACCAACCAGAAGAGGAGGTGTAACTTTGAGTTTACTCAATCAAGTTACCACCCATCGGGAGATCAATCCTGATGTGACCATGCCCCCTGTACGGATGAACATCCAAGGTACAGATGGTATTGGTAAGTCCACGTTTGGAGCGAACGCTCCTGACGCTATCTTCATACAAGCGGAAGACGGCCTGTCTTTTATCAACGCTGCACGGTTTCCCCAGGCGAACACTTGGGAAGAGATCTTGGAGCAGGTGAAGACGCTGGCCATGGAGGAGCATGGGTACAAGACAGTTGTCTTGGATACTACTGATGCTGCAGCCAAGCTTGGTGAAGCGAACGTCTGTGAGAAGAACGGTTGGTCATCGGCGGCAGACCCCAAAGCAGGATACGGTGCGTTTTACGTTGCCGAAGAGAATGCTTGGTTGAACCTGTTGAATGGCCTGAACGTATGCTTCCAGCAGCGTGGCATGAATGTGATTCTATTGAGTCACGTTGCATCGAAGTCGTACAAGGATCCAGAGCTGGAACCTTATGATCGATGGGAGATGCGTTGCAACAAGAAGGTGAATGCCCTGATCAAGGATTGGGTTGACTTCAACTTGTTCGCAAACTACGAAACCACCTTGATCAAAGATGGTCAGAAGGCTCGCGGTGTGAGCTACGGCAACCGAGGTTTATTTACCAAGTTTGCTGCAGCGTATGACGCGAAGTCTCGTTTAGATCTTCCATCGAAGATCGAATTCTCTTGGCAATCATTTGCAGATGCTTATGGCTCTGCACTTGGCGTGCCAGTAAACAATAACGAAGCCGCATAGGAGGAACCATGGGCTTATTAGATCAAGGTATCGATGTCAGTAACATCGATGAGTCAGGAGGCGGGGTATCAGAACCCATGCCAGCTGGCGAGTACACCCTAGCTGCGGCTGTGTACAGCGAGGAGACTTCAAAGGCGGGTAACGCTTACTTGAAGGTCGAGTACAACGTCGTTGGCCCTAGCTATGCAGGTCGTAAGATCTGGGAGAACTTCACACTTACTCACCCTGTAGGGCTGGGACGGTTGAAGTCTTTCATCAATGCGACAGGTGGTGATGCAACGCAGACTGTCAACACTGACATGATGCGTGGAGCCATGGGTAAGCAGTTCACTGCTAACGTGGCGATTGAAGAAGGCAACAACGGTTATGCGGCCAAGAACAAGATCTCTTCCTTCAAGGGTGGATCTGCTTCTGCACCTGCAACTGCGCAGCCACAGGCACCACAACAGGCACAGGCAACCCCTGCGCCGGGACTGAACACCACCAATGTAGATTGGGGTGGTTAATGGCCAGGGCATGGGACTCATCACCCCATCCTGCGCGTTCCCGTCCGCGTGCCCACAGGCGGGACTTTTTTGACCGAGGCCAATACCTTTTTGCTCAAGTCTTGCAGGTAGAGGTCAGCTAAGCCCTTTCCCGTCAGGGTGGTCGAAGGCGGGACTTACTAAACCCCAAAGCAAAAGGAATTGATATGAACTTGCACTCTGAAAAGACATTGCGCTTTGCGCGTAAATCGCTGGAATCTCATGTGGTAGCAATGGCTGCCGACAAAGGTATAAAAATGTCTGCGTCTCGAGCCAACATCTCAAAGTCAATTGGCGTTGATCCAAGCTCAATCAGGCAGTTTTT